CTAGACGAACCCCAACCCTCGTTCTTTTAGCGAGACCCATTTCCCATGACCGATGATCATGTGATCAAGCACGTCCATGTCCAGCAGCTTGCCCGCCTGGACAATGGCACGCGTCACTGCCACGTCATCCGGGCTGGGGGTCGGGTCGCCGCTGGGGTGGTTGTGAATGACGATCAGCGCCGAGGCATTGCGCCGGACCGCCTCCTTGAAAACTTCCCCCACCCGTATTTGGGAGGAATTGACCGAGCCCTTGTAGATCTCCACGATATCCAAAACGTGGTTGCGCCGATCAAGCAGCATGACGCGCAGATGTTCCTGCTCCAGCGCCGACATCTCGTAGGCGACGAGCGCAGCCGCGTCGGCGGGGGAGTTGATGGAGGGGCGCTCCTCCGGCGATTCGAGTGTCAAGCGCCTTCCCAGCTCGATGGCAGCCTTGATCTGCGCGGCTTTCGCCTCGCCGATGGCGCGCTGACTCTTTAATTCCGCGAAGGGTGCCCGGTGCAGCCCGGACAGTCCGCCGAACTTGTTGAGCAGGCGCTGTGCCACGCTGACGGCATTCTCACCCTGGATGCCCACCCGCAGCAGGATGGCGATCAGCTCGGCATTGCTGAGTGCCTGCGGTCCCTGGGCAGCCAGCCGCTCGCGCGGCCGCTCCGAGGCGTGCAGGTCGGTGATGCGGTAGACGGGTTGGGGCTGGGTATCGGTCATGCGGCACCTGGTTATTTGGCGGCAGTCAGGAGGAGCAAATCCCGCGGAAGACGATAAAAGGGATTATATGCACAAAAACCAATTCTTGACATCCCTTTCCGCCTCAGGTAGAATGTCCTTCGCCTTATCACCGGGCCTGTAGCGCAGTTGGGAGCGCGCCTCAATCGCACTGAGGAGGTCAGGGGTTCGAATCCCCTCAGGTCCACAGGCCAGTTATCAGTCACTGCAAACTGAACGCTGAACATTGAAGACTGAACTCTGAAAACTGAATACTGGTTATCCGGGCCCATAGCGCAGTTGGGAGCGCGTCTCAATGGCATTGAGAAGGTCGGGGGTTCGAATCCCCCTGGGTCCACCTTTCCGTAGACACAGCATTCCCATTGTTTTCTTCACTCCTGTAAAACATCCCCGTCAATGACGGGGATGTTAATTACTTATTCATTTTGTTTCGCCTTTTAGAGCAGATAGTAACCGGTGAGTATGAAATAACGACCGGTGTTGAGACCATAATTTGAAGCGTCGTACTTGCGGCAAAACAAACCGGCGGCATTGGCGGAACCGCGCCCGAGATCCGGGGGACCGGTTGTGGCATCGCGGGTAGCAGCCGCGAGACAGTCGTCATAATTGGATGGAGTGATGGGATAGGTGAGGTAAAGAGTATTGCTGGCTGTGCCTCCTGTTGTGCCGACGACATAAATGGAAACATCACATCTGCGCCCTGAAACAGCAAATTTGGCGCGGTTGATGGTGGTGACTGTGTAGGTCATGGAACCGGACGCGGAACCTGTAGGAGTGTAATTGAACCAATGCGGATATCCTTCCGGATTTTCGATGTATGAAATCGCCGTATCCGTGATCGTTGCCGCCGCCATAGCATAATCATCATTCGTCGCCAACGTGACGGTCGTATTCGGGGCTGAATAGGATGATGACTGAACAACCCCATATTCATAAGCGCCGCCGTCTTTATAGCGCACCCTTGTGCCCGTGCGATAGGTGGCAGTCACATCGCCCGAAACCGTGAACGTATGGTTTCCTGTTCGCGTCCATGTTGCGGAGATTTCAATCCACCCGGAAGTTGGAGCATAATCATGAGCATTCCAATCCCATGTTGTACCATTGTATGTTCCAAGCAAATTGTCATCAGTCGAATAAGCAATTGCGCCCTCGGCTATTCCGGTCAATGCTTCGATGGCGGCAGTTGTGCCTTTATACAGGACTTGTGGACGGGCTAACTGGACATCACCTTTTTTCATTGTCGAATCTCCGTGATGACTATCGAGGATACCAATATCCCTCCGAAATACCGAGTTCCAGAGTTGCCATTGATGGTTGTCGTACCGGCAGTTCCTGAGCCAGCCCGAATCTTGAACGTAATTGTGCTCGTTGTGCTTGCATCTATGACACGGGTGAACGAAACATTACGCATGTAGTTCGCCGAAGCCAACACCCTCCCCACACCAATCGCATTGACGTCGGTATCCTTGAATAAAGCAACCGTGAGCGCGCCTCCGGACGCACTGTGAGAACCGTACACATTCACATCTATCCGAAGTTTGCTTGTGGAAAACATCGGGGTAATCGAGCAAGTGAAATACTCGTCACCTTCCGTGTTCTGCGGAATCGTGTCATCTCCGGGAATCAATGTCGTCCCAGTGGACATGGTCGTATATTCGGTCGAGACCATCTGCATTAGTTTGCCCAAAGCCGTGACCTTGGCTTTACCAGCATCATTCTCGACTGTCGCGCCCGCAAACTCGATCGTGTCTATGTTTGGCAATGACGGGGAACCATCCGCCTCTTCGACTGTCAAATTGAAATGTGACATCGTGCCACCGGTCCCAATAGCCAGAACAACCACAGCATCTGCCGCGCCGGTGGCAATTTGGTCAATGTTCACAGTAAAAATATCCCCTTCGACAAAATCAAATGTGAGTGGGATGGCGCTCACCCATTGATTTGCATCATCGTAGGCTAATACCAGGCGATTGTCGGTGATTCCATCGTTAAGAATGCTGGTTCCATTGCACAAAATATCAATGATCGTGGAGCCTGCAGTGCCCAGGGTTTTGCAATATAGATAAACAGCCTCGACACTTATATTTTTGGTGGCAATGTTTGCATTCGGGACATCATCCTCAACGGATAAAGCGCCATCTATGTGAAACACAATATCGCCGGTGGCAGCACTGGCAACATCCTGCCAGGAGACATCATAGTCCGTACCGGTGTCTTTTGCCAAAACCTGCCCAGCCAACCCGCCAGCAGGCATTCCGGTTGCTACCACCGCATAAAGCGTATCGAAGTAAGTCTTCAACGTGGCGACCACATTCGCCCACGTTATCTTCCGAAGACCCGCCGCGACGCTCTCCCAAAACCCCATCTCATCATCATCGGTGATGGCGGAAGCAGTTGCATCATGGATGGCACCTGCCATATCGAAGTCGTCCGCCCTACCGCCTCTTGACCAGCCGCTCCACCGAAGGTCGATGATGTCGTTTCTATGCCCACTCCTCACATCCCGTACAATCGTGGTCTGTCCTGCCCGAAGCAACACAGCGGCAATCGGCATCCTTCCGGAAGTCGGTTCTGGAATGTCTCCAATTGTGAGCAAAGGAAGAGTCTTTATTGTTCCGTTTGTGGCAATGGCGGTTCCATCCGTATCCATTTCAACCAGAACGTACCTCGAGCCGGTCGCCGGGACACGCGCGGTCATATCCATTGTCGTGGAGCGCATGGCAACCCAATCGCCAGCCGTCCGCATGGTGCTCCCATAAACCCGAATATTCAGGGTGTCAGGGACTGGCAGCACATTGTTTGGGATAAATTGAGCACCCTGCACCCAAATCACGTCATGGTTGGGATATTCGTGGTTCTGGTGGTGGTCAACAATGAAGAAGGTGTAAGCTGAATTCTCGCCCAAATACCTCAGGTCTTCCCGAATACCCAAAACTTGCAGAGCGCCAGGCATCATCGGGTCATAACCGACCGATATTTTCATGTCCGGTTTGGATGCTATTCGATAATTCAAAACATCCATTTCAAAACCATTTGAGAATTTGACTTTTGTGTAGCCCGTCCGGCTGCCGGATGTGACGATCGTGGCAGGCCACATTTTTGGAGCCGTGGATTTCTGAATGACTTTCTTTACGGACTTGATAATCTTATTCATCAACCACTCTCCGCCTCGGGCAATACGACGACAAAGTAGAATCCCGGCGCAAGCCCTCCGGTCAGTGTCGTGATATTCCCGCTATGATCACTCCATGTCTCGCCCCAATCATCCGACCAATAAACGTGTGTGCCTACTGCCGCGATCCATTGCAGACTGTCGCCGCAGTTTGCCCATGCCTTGCATCCATTGACAGTATTGCTTACGTTGCCCCAAGTTGCGCCTCCATCCGATGAGCGTCTCCCAACTGCCACGCCTCCAGTCCCGCCCATCAAATATTGTCCATCCGGCGACACAGCAAGCATTCCGTTTTTCTGCAAATTCTCTGTGGATGCCGGTATCCCGGTGCTGTATTTGTCGCCGGTGACGATATCCTCGAACGCTCCCAGGACCTTTACGACATAGTCCAACTTAACGTACATCAGCATCCCGGACGGACCTATCACCAGGTTGTAATCGACATCGGCTTCAACAGAAATATCGCCAAAGTCGTTCATTGCGGTGTGCTCTGTAAGATCGTATGTGCCATCCGAACCGACTGATGAGTGGGCAGCCGAACCAAATATATTCGACTCGCCATGCAGGACCCGCCATTTGTCATCTGTGAGCTGATAAAACGCCTGCCCCATTCTTGTGTTCGTGTCCAAGTGCGGATCGAGCGGATCGCCATGCCCGATAATCGTCATGGATGAGTCGGTCGCCAGACCTATCTCCATCTTGTTCTTTTCGCCAAAAACCAGAAACAGACTGCCGTCATTCGGGTTGGCATCCATGACAATAATTCTCGTATCGTCTGGGGTGTAACCAACTTCCAGATAAGGATCATCGCCAACATAAAACCACTCAGACCATGCCTCGCCAACCCCGCCACAGGTGAATATATGGGTACATCCGCGCCCATTCGAAACATGCAGCGGGTCCGCTGGGTCGTGTATCATGGCGTAGATCATTCCGGTAGGCGACAAAAACACCTTCCGAACGGGAGGTATTGTCCCGCCCTTATACTGGTCTTCAGTCAATCCATCGTTCATGAAGAACCACAGAGCATCATCGCCATCCTGGAAGTTTTTCGTGTATTTAAAACCATAATCATGCGAATAAACCAGCACAACATGCGGACCTTCCTCGGGCGGTTCACCAGGGATGATCACCGGCGGAGTAACGGGTGTAATGGATGGCGGAGAATTCGGGTTACTGGGTGGATCGCCATCGATGGCAAGCGTCGGAAAGCTCTCCGCCTCGAACGTCACAGTCGGCAGCAGCGTCCCGGCTTCGTCATCCCATGTGATTGAAATCGAACGCGGGATGATCCTCCCGCTATATTCCTTTCCGATCAATGTGTCGGTTGCGCCAATGGTGATATTGCAATATTGCCTCGGGAACAGGTCGATCATGCGGTTGTTCGTGCTTATGGGAATTTCCATGCGCGGATACGGATTGTTAATTCGACCCATATCCAATCCCGCCAATTCATTCGCTTCCGCCTGCGTGTTCAACAGCAGCCGGTCCCTGGTTTGGATACTCCCATATCGTTTGAATAGATGTCCGGTCGCAAGCGAGAAATACGGTTTGGCTGGCAGACCCAACCCGGGAATCGCCACACCCGACAGGTCCAGCAGCGAAACCGGATCAACAATATTCCGTTGATATGTGATTCGTTCGATCCAATCCGCTTCCGTGATTGTCATCACCTCGGTCCAGGTCCGATCTGCCACCGGGACCAGTTGAGGTTCGATCTCAACGAACAACCTGCCGTAGCGGTCACATCCCGGACCTGCCAATATTTTCCCGGCTATTTCCTTGATCTGCCCCCACAACGATTCGGTCGAGACCTCGAACACATCTGCATTCCGTGTATCGCCGGTGAGCAGGACATCCATGACCGTGCTTGCCGTGGATCTCCAGTGCAGCAGATGCCACAGGGCGCGGTCTACTGTTAGGTTGGGTATGGTCGCCCATGAACCGGTCGAACCGGTCTGCCTCTCGACTCCTGGAGGAAATCCAGGCATTTTGCCAAGCCAGAATTGCGGACCCTTCACGCTGAAGGTGACCGAGTTTTCCTCCGGGTTGAATTGGATCGTCTCTCCATCCACCCATCCGCTGCAAACGATATTCTCGCGATCTGCCTGCTGCCCGATCTCCTCCCTGGTAGTGCCGTCATGATAATCCCTGGCAAACAGGAGTACCGGCGTACGGTCCCGAACATCCGAAACATCCCCAAGCATGGTCACCTGAAATGACCATCCTCCAGTCTCATAATCTCCCTCAAACGAGGTCAACCGGAACACAGTCTCTGCAGGATTATCCGCATCATAAACGCGCACGAATCGGTAGCCGGTGGTTTGAACATCGCCATTGTTCGAGGTTACCCGGCAGGATATTCTGATCAATCCATTGGCTGGATATGAATTAACCGTGAGTGTGGGCGTGGCGGATGTATTGTCATCCCAGCTCCCCGCGGACGCGCTCCACAAATAGGCTTTGATCGTGCTGCCAGGCACCCATGATTCGCTGGCATCGAAGGCGGCTGTGACTGGATAGGTTTCCACATCCAGGACCACATCGCTTCCCATCACAGGCACGGGCGCAAAATCATCATGCTGGTTTGAATAGGCAACATCCCCATCCATGTACGGGACTCCGGCGGTCATCTTGACGTGCCGCGCCCAAAGCCCGAACTCATCGATGACGGTCAGATAGACATTGTCATCCCAATCAATGTCGCTCTCCTCACCGATATATAGTTTTGTGGAGGTGCAGGTCTTTCTTATCCGTGCTTGTCCCAGGTCATGCGTCCCTGCCGCGCTCCCCACCCACAGAGTCATGCCAGGGATGATATCGGTATAAGCGCCCGTCGTGACCGTGTCGTAGGCGATCTCCAATATCTCATCACGTTCCTCGTTGTCCCAATTCGCATGAGTGGCAAATGCCTGGTTCACCCTGGCCGCAAAGATTACGCGAGGCGCTTCAAGTCCAGCCAGGAATAACCGGCTCCATTGACCCTCGGCACGCAGTTTCAGCAATTCGCCTGCAGTAATTGAGCGCATCAACTGCCTGCCACTTCGCTGAGGATCGTGAACTCAAACATGAAACCGGTGCGATATCCGGGAAAACTGGATTTATGGCTCCCGCTCTCGCGTGAATCTGGAATATTTGCCAGCACCTCATAAATGGTGTCCACCTCATCCTTGTCCGGAGATTGGATGTAGATCGGATCGTCGATCTGGAAACCGTCGATCAATCCCTGCTGATCAGTATCCAGCAATGGGAATTCCCAGACGACGGTTTGCGGACCCAAGCCGTGCATTTTCTGGTTTCCAAGCCGAACCTTTTTCCGGTACTGGCGGAATTCAGATTGAGGGTCCGGCAGCGGTGTTGCCAATTCGTCCAGGCTCGTGAGTGTTTCGACGGTTAAGCCGATCTTATATCTGCTTGCCATTAATCCTCCTCCAACATTCCTGCCAGGCGGTCCATGATCACCGGCATGGAATCATTCATCATCCGCGCCGCCTGTGTGGTGGTGAGGCCTCTGCTGAAATGATTGATCTGTTGGATATGGCTGCCGCTATCCAGCGCCTGCAATGGCATTGCCGCCAGTTGTTGAACAACGAACGGGTTCAATCCGTTGCGCATCCCCTGCATGTAGCCTAGCGCCGAATTTATTCCCCGTTTCGCCATCGCCTGGCTCGGGCTGCCCATCTCCATGACATCATCGAAGGAATCCAGCACCGATTGAGCGATCTCCTGTGCCAGTGCCACCAGGCTATCCCACATCGCCCGCAAGCCGTTGATGATCCCGTTGATGATGTTCGATCCGATCTGCGACCAATCCACATTGAACATGTTGAAAATGCTTTGGACGGTAGTGCGTGCCCATTCCACGATCCAATTGAACAATAGCTGCAGGAGCGTTTGCAGCAGCTGCGTGAACTTGAGCCAGATCTCATGGATGCTATCAGATCCTCTCTTGAAGAGGTCATTCATCTGGACCCAACCCTCTGTTGATTTCGCTTTTATATTTTCCCAGCCCTGGTTGAATTCATATTTGATGATGAACCAGAGTTGCTTCGCCGTGGTCGTGATGCCCATGAAATTATTTTTGAACGCCCAATAGACGAAATACACTCCGGCCGCGATTGCAGCCAATGCCAGGATCAATGGCAGAGCTGCGACGATCGCCGCCCCGATCGCAGGGATGACCGTCCCAAAAATCACGGATCCAACCGTGGATAGTGCAGTTCCTACGGTCGTGATCGAAATTCCAGCGGTCCCCATAATTCCGATCAGCCCGGAAACCCCGCTGATCACTGTGCCAAAGAAGCTCAGGGTTGGACCGGCAAGTGCGAGCAATACTCCAAAGCTGATGACCATCCTTTGAACGAATGGTGGTGCAGCATTGAATTTTTCAAGGAGGATGTTCAGTCCCTTTACCACCTCGAGGACAATAGGCAGTAGATTTTGCCCCAGCATCGCCAGTGCATTTTGAAGTTCAGCTTTCAGGATGCGCGATTGATTTGCCAACCCTTCCGATGTCCGGGCAAAATCTCCCTGCGCATTCGATGTTTGTTCCAGGATGAGAGCATAGCGTGCCTGAACCAGCGCGGCTTGTGAGACCTCTCCATTTGCATCCGCCAATCCCATCTCCATGGCTTTTGCTTTGGTCGCTGTCATGGTTAGGTTGACGCCCAGCGTCCGGAGCGGTTCCACCTCTCCCACCAAACCGGATCGTAGTTTTTCCAGGACGATTGTGGGGTCCATGTTATTGAACGATGCCAGGTCTGCGGCCAGTTCCACCAGTCCCTCGGACATTTTGGCGGATTCATCAGTGCCCAATCCCATGCTGGTGAATAGATTGCCGAATGTGCCTGCCGCCTCAAGCGCCTGTTGCTTGCTCTGCCCGAATGCCTGCGCAGATTTTTCTCCCCACGCCAGAACGTCCTCAGACATATCACCGAAGACGACACTGACCTTATTGCGGGTTTCCTCCAGATCGCTTGCCGCTTTGATGGATGCCGTTCCCATTGCCAGGATGGGCAATGTAATACCCAGCGTCATCATGGTCCCAGCCCGCTTCATGGCAGCGCCCAACCGTTCCCCCATCGTCGCCAGTTTTTGGAAATTGGTGACCGACGTGGAAACACCGCGCTGGACGCCGCTGGCATCCAGTTCCACTTTTCCGTACGCGCTTCCAAGTTGAATTGCCATTTACCAAATTCCTGATTTCGGGATCTTCATCTTCTTTATCGGGTGGCCGCGGGCGCTGGCAAATTTCCCGTTTTCCATGGACTGGCTCCTGGAGGGATTCCTGTTGGCTGATGCCTCCAGCTTCAATCCCTCCAGCGCGCAAGCCTCATCGAGCTGCCATGCGCTCCAGTCGGTTTGCAGTTGCAGGATCTGGCTGGGTCTCATCGAGTAGCGTTTGCCCACGATGTCCAGCCTGATCAGGTTTTCCTTCGTTGCGAAAGGGGGACATCCCCTCCGTTTCACGGTTGACCCAATTGAAGATCGCCATCTTGTCATCGCCCGGCAGCTCGTCCAATCCCAGGTGCTCATCATCGCCATGCTCTGCCATCGGCGGGTCCTTCACCGCTGCCATGACCAGCGTATCCAGGAGCTTTCCGAACTCCGGAGCATTTTTCGAGATGGCTTGCAAATCCAATTCCTGCGCGCCATTCTTTTGCGCGTCCTCAGCCATCGCCATGATCGCGGGCGGCAGGTTTCCGGTGAACATCAGGTCGGTGATGGTCACATCCATGACCATCACCTTCAACCCGCTCGGCAGGGAAAATTCACGCAGACGGTTTGCCCGCCATTCTGCCAGGTCCTCACGCCGGTCGCGCTGGGCTTGGGCAATCGGCTGGATGAATCGTTTATTTTTGTTGCTCATCGCTCACCTACGAGCTGGGCAGCGTGGCTGCGGTTTCGTTCTGTACCCAGTCATAGATGCCGTTCGCGCCGTCGTCGATCGCAATGCCCTTGATGGTGGGCTTTCCGATCTCGCCGTATTTGAACGAACCATCCATGCCTTCAGTGACCTTGGCCTTGTAGATGATGCAATGGACGTCATCATCGCCCTCGCCCAGGCTCTTGCCGTAGATCTTGAAATACGGCAGGCGCACCGCGCCCTGGTGCTCGAGCGTCTTGACCTGGTTCGGCGTTGAACCGGATGTGCTGGTGGTCGTGCCGTACATCACAGCCAGCGCCTCCAGCGGCAGGCTGGAAAACTCCAGCTCCCACTCGATGGCATCCCGGACGGCAACCACGCCGCCCAGTTTGTCATCGCCCTGCGCCTCGGCAGAGCGGATTCGTTCCTTGAATTTCAGCGTGACCGATTCGGGCAGGTCAACCTGCGTCAAACCGTCATAGGATGTGATTTTCACATCGTTCAAACCGTACACGATCGGGGTGGTGGTCAGTGGACTCATTTTCGATCTCCTTTACAATTTTCGTTTTGCTACAAATCGCAGCGTGCCCAGCGGGCAATCCAGAGCTGCGTCGCGTTGCCTGTGAATCGTGATGTCATGTTCGATATTCCATACACTATCTCCTATTTTCTTTTCGTTCAGGTCATCGAATGCCAGCGCAATGGCCGCGTCGATCACATCGAATCCCGAACGCTGGTAGAAATAAATCGTGATGGGTGTCTGCACCCCGCGCCGCGTTGGGCGCAATTTTGTTTCCGTGCCTTCCTTGATCAAGATGCACGGCTCGATCTCCATGTTTGCGTCGAATGCGCCTGGCGTGTTCTGTCGATTGATTTCTTCGACGTCTGCGAACACGCCGCCTGTCAGGAGCGCCATCAATGCATCGTCCAATTCCAGCGCAGTTTTGATGTCGTTTCCGATGCTCATTTCAGCCACTCCGTTAAGTCGTTGCTTAGCAGCCATACAGCCAGCGCAGCAGCACCGCCGCTCACACTGCTGTCCAATGTATCAATGCCCAGCTCCCGGGCATATTGATCCAATCCGACCCATTCCGTCTCGCCGCGCATCCAGCCCCGTAATCGGCTCGTGAATTCCTTCTGGTCCATCAGGACTGCAGTTTTATAGCAAAAACAATTCGGGTGGATCGGCAGTTCGATCTCGCCCTTCGGATAAATGCCCTCTCCATTCTCCCCGCCTTCAACGACATCATCGCATTCGTCATGTTCCGGATGAGCAGCGGATAGATGCACCTGTTCCTTCTCAACCCAGGGCTGCGCCGCCATCATTTTGTCGGTTGCCAGAGCATGCATCTTGGCGATCTCGGTACGCGCCAGGCGCAGTGCGTTATAACTCACGCCGCTGCCATCGCATGATTTCCCGCTCAACAATCCGGCAGTGCTCGATAATTTTTCCACTGCAGTCATGCCATAGAGACGTGTGCTCGTCCATCGCGGACAATCAGCGCCTGCCCCCAGAGCCTGCTCGAGTTTCTCAGCAATTTGCCAGGCGCTCAATTGATTGGCAATTCCATCCATCAATATTTGGTTGATCAAGTCCCGCGTATCCCGGTCCAGCTTCCAGATGCGCTGCGAAAGGTTGAGCGGCGTTCCGCCGTACAAATAATTCGATGCAATGTCGATCAATGCCTGGACCTGCGGACTGAATACGCCTCCCTTCGTGACCGCTTCGATCAGGTCTTGACCGTTTTTCGACTCCTCGAGATCCTTGACCATCGGGCGGATCATCCGCTCGTGTGTCATTGCCAGCACGCCGAATGGGATCAGTCCCGCCTCTCTGCGGACCTGTTGGAATTCCGTCTGCCATCCGGTGAACGTGTCGCTCCATAATCGGATCAACTGGCTCTGCAATTCGAAACCGGTTGCACCGTCCGGGCTTGAGTCGCTTCCGATCTGACGCGAAATGGCAGCCCGCGCCTTGTTTCCGAATTCCAGGATTAGCTCATGCGTTCGTCCAATGAAATAGATCTGCAGCCGCGTCACCGCCTTGGCTGATGCGTGATACATCCGTCCAAGCGGGACTTTATCGAGCTGCGTGATCAATGGTTTAGGATCCATTAGATGCTCAATCCTTGCAACATTGCGGCAAAGCGCTCAGAATCAATTCCCTCGCCGGTTAAGATGTCCTCATCCACATCCCTCAGGAACGATGCCAGCATAGTACTGATCACTTCCTCCTTGACGCCCAACACCCTCAAGCGCATCAGTCCATCACCCAGGTTGCGTAATGCCTCGGGTGTCATCGTGCGCGCCTTTCGCCATACGATTTTGTATTTCAAACTTTCTGGGAGGATTCCTTGCAGCAGCCATTGCCGTTCCAGCAGCGGCTTGATCAATTGCATGGTCGCCCACTCGCGCCCCTGGTTCAATATCTCGTCGTACTGGTCCTTTTTCTCTCCCAGGATGTCCCGGTTCAGATCTCCGCCGTAGGCGATCAGCTCCATCGGCTCATCCGATGCCGTGAACATCGTGGCAATGTGGTGCTGGACGTCCCCGATTTTGTCCAGGTTGCCGTCCCCCTGGAACACCGTAAGCGATCCTGGTTTGTTGCTGAAGAAATCGATCACCGCCGCCAGTTTGCCAAGAGCCGCTTTATTGTCTTCCTTGTATTTTTCGACATCCGCCGCATTGCCCTCGATCACATGCTGGCGCAGCTGCGCCCCGCCCGCTTTCCGGCGCACTGCCACGTTCAACTCGCCATCCTGGACATATTTGAATTGCGTGCGCGCCGATTGCATCATCGGGCGTCCGTAGCGTTTTTCCTCGTCATGATTCCAGCGTGCATGGATCATTTTCCAGGCTGGAAACCAGGTCGCATCCTTCGGTGGTTCCATGCCTGAATAAATATTCTCCGCCATCCAGAAAGCCTTTTCTGGATTTTCGAACTGGTCTGCGCTATTGGAATTTCGGTGCATCTGGAGTGTCGGTTTACGCGTCACATCCGAGATGACCAGCCCATCCCTCTCCTCGACCGACAACTCCAGGAATGAATCACCGTCCCGCATGGTCAGCCGCCACCAATCCTCCAGCTTCTGGTTCAGCCCCAGGCGTTCCTGCAGTGCGTCGGCGATCTCCTTTGCTCGCTGGTCGGTTGTTTTGACGATGAATCCATTGCGTACCAGGTCACGCGCATAATCCCGGTGCATTTTCTCAACCCGCGGATCGCTGTCGTACATCGTGCGGCAATCCTTGATCACCGCCGCCCTCGACATCTCGACTGAAAATTTATCGATCATCGATTCGGGGATGACGGGCGCGGGCGATTCCATAACTCCCGGAGCAGTGCCCAGGGGTTGGGGGTTTAGAAATGCTTTGATCCGATCTCGCAATGTGGTCATCTTGTCCTCAACTGAATATTTCCTGCACCATGTTCTCCAACTGCGCTATGTTTGCCTCGATGGTGCTCATGATGATCGCGTATCGTCCGCCGTTCGATAATTCCAAAAACTTCCCATAAAACACCGTATGCCCCAGGGTGATGATCAGCTTATTCTCGCTTCCGCTTTCGATGGCAATGTCGGTCATCTTCCCTTCGGCTTCCGGTGTGACCATCCCGGTTATGGGCGACAATCCAAAGCCATCCACCGCAAAGAACAGCCCGCCGCGTGCGTGACCGGTCCTGTCCGTCCAGGTCGCTCCCTTCCTCGCCTCGTCCTGAACCAGTTGCCCCCAATAGGTCGCTGCTGCCTGGATCGCAACCAGTGCCCTTTTCCCGTATTCTTCGATGTTCGGGATCAGTTGCTGGTTCGGATGGATCACCCAGTGGAAATTGCTATTCAACTGCCACCGCCTCTGCGATCGTCGCCGCCAGCCGGTTAGGTTGGATGAAAACAACCCGGTACAGGATGTTGTTATAGGTCAGCCGGTCCTCAACAGCGATATCCATGTCATGCGCGCCCAGGATAAATATGGACTGGTTCGCCTCCCTTGCTGCCGCGGACTGCAAACGATAGCCGCGTGTACCCGCTATCTCGATCCGCATATCCTGCGCAGTCAGTGTGGTATCTCCTCGCCGGATGGCAATGGATACCTCATTTCTCTGGCGGATAATGATCATGCGTTTTCTGTAGAATGCGGTGTTCATGCAAAAATCCCGTATGAGCCGTTGTATTTATCACACCTTGCCAGGTAATCATCCTGCATCTCCCTGGCTTGTTTGCGCAGTCCATCCGATGAACCCGTCAGGTCCTCGCTCACCGCGCCGAAGCTGTATTTGATCGTATTGCTCGCTTCCGCATTGGCGCGCTTCCCCAATGCGATCATCGCTGCCTTCAATAGGATAATGTCCGCTTCACGCTCGCTCATGGTTTCGTAGTCCAGGTCATCACCGGCACCACTGTCCTCGATCACTGTGCCGATCCAGGCTGCCTTATAGCGGTAATCCCTCGCCACGGTAAAGGTTGGCGTCGGATAAAACGTGATCTGTCCGTTGCGGATCGAATATTCCTCCGCCCACGTCGCACTGACCGGGATCAACCCCTCCGCTGAGTGGATGATTCCTTCAGTCGCATCCACCGCTTCCAGGAAGACCAGCTTCAGAAAATCGTCAGCCAGGTCATAGGTCGCCGTGTTCGGGACGATGTTCAATGTCGCGATGCGCATCACCCCGCAGCGTTCCGAAAAATCCCGGACTGCCTCCATGACCGCATTTTCATATTGTGTCGAGGAGGGCACACCGTCCACTGCAGGCACATCGCTCTCGAGCCGTGTGATCAAGGTGGATCGTAAAACGCTCATATCGCCTCCGGTGTAATGAACCTGTGATCGATTTGTTCCAGGTCTCCCATGACCAGGGGAGCGACATATTCATAATATTGCCCGGCACTCGTTAATGCTGATTGCCTGGTATCCAGGTCCAGCGTTTCCAGCGATCCATTAGTGAGAGAATCGCAGCACAGAAGGACCAACGTTTTGCATCCCATTACCTGTGCGAGTTTGATCACCATTCGGATGGCCATCTCGCTTTCAATCTCAAAGCCCAGGTCTTGAACATTGACCCACAACCTTTTTTTATGTTCCCATAAACAGAATTCGGAAAAATTAGGCTCCTGGAGAATGACCGTCACATCCTCATGCGGATATGTCATCGGCGGGCGGTGGCCGCAGCGCTGGCAGCGTGCCTCTGCATGGGTGGCACCGCATCCGTCCTTCTGCATGGAATAGATCTCGTTGCTCAAACCCAACTCCTGGACGATGAGCACAGACTGGTTGAGCGTGATCACAGGACCATTCCCGAAATGCTCCGCGCGCAAATGTAGCAGGCTTGGCCCTTTTCCAACGATCCAGGCCGTCTCTCCTGCATACAAATTGCGCAGCCGCTCAACCGCATGCACTCGAATCATTGTTCACCTGTGTTATCGAATGCATGACCGACAGGGATTGGAACCACCGGCAGGAGTACGACCACCATTTCCGTTGAGTGATCGACCCTCCATTCCGGGTGATGTTTTATAAAATCCTCCACCGCCTGGCGGATGGAAGGCCAGAATGCATTATCCCAATCATGGAGCGCGATCACCTTTGCGTGCGGACCGAAGTTATCCAGGTCGGATCGGACATATTCATAGCTGTGTCCGCCATCGATCCATAACAGATCAATGGGCTGTTGCCACGTCTTTCCGATCACGCGGCTGTCCCCTTCCATCACCTCCACATTGTGAACGCCGCAAGCTGCCGTATTTTTCAGCAGCTCGTCCTTGCTGGCAGGTCTCTCAGCGATCGGTGACCAGGAGAAATTGTCAACCGCAATGATGCGCGCCTTGGGCTGCGATAACCCTATCACCGCAGTCATGCCGCCGTATAGAGCGCCAATCTCCACGATCAGACCGTCGTCCCGGACCTGGCATGCCAGGTTCATTAATTCGATCCGTTCCATTTCCGACGTCCAGGAGGGCACATCCCTGGTCTTGTCAAATATCATTTGAGTATCTACGCAATGTTCCATCGAGCATCTCCTCGTCCGTAATTATGAAAAATGATTTTTGCCTGTTGCCGGTGTGGATGGTTCCAGTCCACCGGCAGCGCCTCGTATTTCACAGGACATTGGTGCAGCGCACGCATCAGAGACAATTGCTCATCCCATTGCTGCCATCTCAACCACTGCCTGCCCCATTCCTGGAATAACATTTCCACCTCCGCACACTTGCGGAAGAAGATCACGCCCGAGTTTAGGAACTTTATTTTCGGGTCCCCGCCCAGTTCCTTGATTGTCGCATCCCGCTCGATGATGTTGATTTCCCATCCAGCCAGCGGCTTGTTATAGAGCTGCCCGATGCACAATAATTCTTCTGCCAAAGCCAGATCGCATTGATTCAATTTCTTGAAGCCTGCAGTGATATCCGACATGAATTCTGTGTCGGCATCAATGTAAAGCGTCCGCTGGTAGGGTGTCAGCCCGCACAGATAGGGTTTGACCCGTCCAGCGCGGAACTGAAAATTCCGCCTCTGGCTTGCATCGAACGGGCTTTGTCCTGTCCACTCGATAAATTGCGCGCCGTGCACCGGTGTATCTCCGACCACACACACGGGGATTTTCAAACCTACATTCCTGAGCGATGCCATGCTCTTTTGGATCTCGTGCGCCGCTTTCGGGCCGAAACCCATATAAACAATGCCGATGGATTCGCCCTCCAGGCTTTCTATTTTTGTCACGCCTGGCCCCTTGGATAACACGAACTCCTCGATGACGTCCGCCGCCCGCTTTGCACTCACCCCGAGGTATGGATATAGATCCTCAACGGCTTTTTCCCGCGCCCCGGCATATTCCTCTTTACCATTCGATAATTGGTCCAAAATTTCAGGCAATAATTCTTCCGGTTGGTTCACCTGTGGACCCACATCCGAGTATTCCCAGAATCGGATCCCGAGGTGCACGCCTCGTCGAAACTCCGGGGCATTCAGGATGATGACCGGCTTCCCGGTTACACAGAATTCATACAGCGTGGACGATGAATCATTGACATACAGGTCAGCCCGCCGCATGACTTCCTCGAAATCATGGACCGCCTCGATTCCCAGGGGACGATAAATATTTTCCAGCATGTCCATGATGCGTGGATGTCCATGCCCGATCAATGTGAATTCATCGTGTTTTGCCAGATCGCCCAATATCCTTTTGTAATGCGCGAATGCATTCCCCGATTCCGGTGCGATTTTCGATCCGTCCCAGTGGAAGGAAATGCAAACGACCGGTTTCCCGTCATGCCTCGGCAGCGCCATCGAAGCAAACTTGTCCAGCTTCGGTGTCCCGATCACGGCTCCCGCTTTATGCGGAAACGTGTTCGCCTCCATATTGCGGGTGTGCTCATTCGCGCTCAGGAACAGACTGACCTCACGCTGCATTCCGGCACCGCCTGCATAACCGTTATGCGGAAAACTCAGACCGACTCCATGCTGCATGAAGATCTCCGGGCGTTTCGGATTTTTACGGACTGCCTCCTGCAGGTCTCCATACGCGCACGTCACCAGTGGACCGTTTCCTGGCGGAGCCACATCCAATTGATTGTTCACGCCGGGCGCTTTCAGCAGGACCGGGTCAATTCCCTTGCTGGCTGCATAATTACCGATCATTGCAGGCACGTAGAATGACCCGCGCATGGTTTCATCCAGTGCGAGCCAGATCGGCGCCATGTGATCTATATAGTTCGTCCGCCGTGCGAAAAAATCGATCGGTCTTGACCAATACGAGACTGCCATTTTTCTCCATGATTTCCCCAGATACCCTTTCGGATATCTGGGGAAATGTTGTCACAATTTGGATGGGCTTAGGAAGCCGCCTCTTCAACAGGCACGAATGCGCCCTTCTCGTTCACGGGCGATTCGGTCACGTTGAATTCCTCCGCATAATACTGATCCGCCGCGACCAGCTTGGAGGTTCCGCCGCTCACATCGTACGTGGGGAACGGTCCCTTGATCGTCATCGGCTGGAACACGCGGTGCTGCACCAGCTCGCGGTTGCCCGCGATCCATAAGGTGTCCGGGAATTCCGTGCTGGAGAAGATTGGCTTGTTCTTGACCATGCCCGCGAAACCGGCTGCATTGAGCAATGCCTGCGGGAAACCATCGCGCTTGAAGCCTTCCCAGTTGCTCAGGCGGTCGGTATTTGTGATCGATCCCAGGAAGAATGTCGGCTCATAGAACCGCTTCGCCACGATCACAGCCGCATTGCCCATCAGGCGGACAAGCGTGTCGTAATCGGTCTGGGTGGTCCCAACCGTCCAGGCGGTTGTGGAGTTGGACGCCACAGCCTTGACCGCTGAGAATGCCATATACAGCAGCCCCTGGTCGATCTTGCGGCGCATCTGGCGCACCAGGTTTGCCATCGTGCGGGCAACTGCATCCCAGCCAAGCTGCGAGCGGGAGAATACGATCGCCTCGCGCGAGATCTGATCAGCCAGGCGGTCAGCCGCGGCTTCGATGGTCTTGTAGGAGAGCGAGGTCTTCACGCGCTCGATGGGGGTGTTCTCGCCCTTGCGGATTGCGGTATAGCTGTAATCCACTAAGACATCATTGGCATTGATGCTTCCGGCAGTCAGGAACTTGATCCGCCCAGCCGCATAGTCGATCACGTAATCCGTGCCCTCGACATAGGTTGTGCCAGCCGGGTTGCTCGTCACCACAACGGTCCCCGGGGTGACGCGTCCATAATCCAGGCTGTACCATGTGTCTTCAGCCCCGCCAGTGACGACCTCATCCGTGACGCTCGCGCTGTAGCCGGTCTCCCCAGTCGTCGCTTCGAAGTAAAGACGCGTCGGGCTGGTTTCGATCACACCCACATCGAAGATGTTGGCAGCCACCAGGTTGGGGAACGCCTCTTCGATGATCGCGCGTGAGACGCTGTACGGCAGGTTTAGGTCGGTGGTCAGTTCGGCCTCCTGCAGCAGCTTCGATTCGTTGAGGAGCTCACGCATATACATCTTGTCGAAGCGCTCCAGCAGCAATTGGGTGTAGACGCTCGCGGGCGATTCTTCGCGCTCTTTGATGGCGCTCTTGGATCGCATCTCGAACTTTCGGATCGATTCGCTCAGCTCGAACGAACCTCGTGCAAATTCCGGCACGCCGCCCTCGCGCTCGATCACGGGAGCCACACCGCTGATGCGCCCCTCCTGGAAGCCCATCTTGCCCAGCTTCAACTCGGCCGCGATCTTGCCGTATTCCTTGCGCTTTGATTCTGCCAGCGCCTTGACTTCCTCCGCGGTCTTCGGAGCCGCTTCGGTTAATGCGTCTGCGAACTGCTTGTTCAGCTTCTCGCCAAACGGCAGGTCCTTGCAAGCCTCTTCGATGGCAGCCTTGACCTCAGCCTGTTTCTGGCTCTCGTCAAATTTCTGCGCCTTCGCGGTGAGAGCCTTCAACGACTCGGCGATATTCGCCTTCGCATCGATGCCCAGCGCCTCTCGGACTTTCTCCTCCAGCGCCTTCAATTGGGCTTCACCCAGTTTCTTCAACTGGGCTTCGTTCATGCCCTCGAATGCCTCGGGGTGTTCTTTCAGGAGCTTCAACAGCTCTTCAAGAGTCATTTGATCCTCCAATACAGGTTGACTTTGAGATTCGACCAGCATCGCGGAATTCTCGAACGACGGCTCCAGCACCAGGTCGAAACCTGTGATGTGCAGCTCCGTCACCTCGAAAACCTTCTCCGCACCGGTCTTGACGTTTTTGCCTTCACCATAGCCACGCAGGCTCACGCCGGGCATCACGCCGCCTTCCATAAGAGTCAGGATGTCCTTGCCCTTGCTGGTCTCCAGGATGCGCCCCGTCACATCCACGCGCTGACCGTCGAATGAAACCTCTTCCCATTTCGTCACGGTCTCCAGCAGGTTCGGACGCCCGCCCTTATCAGACGGATGTTCTGCCTCGCCTAAAACCTGAATCGCTCGTCCCTGTCCGGCGCTCTCGTTCAGATGGCCGCGCAGCTCTGCGACCGCCGCTTCGATCACCGGACCCGGGTATCGGCGTCCATTGCCATTGACAACGTCCGCCGTGATTGCTCCATCAATGCGGATTCTGCGCGGCTTCCCCTCTTCCCGTTCCTCCAAAGCCACCTGCGCATTGATCCGTTCCTCGAACTTGCTCCCCTTCCGCTTGGTCTTTCGCTCCTCAGCCTGTGCAATTGCCTGGGATGCGGATTGTGGTTGGTAGGTCAACTCCACGATCTCCCACTGTTCCCGCGCTGCAAAGACATAGGAACCCCCATCCTTCGTGTATGTCACTCTCCAATACTCGTCCACCTTCAGAATATCGGGGATTCCAAATGCGGATACGATGACATGATCCGCAAATATTTCGTTAAGGTAGAAATTCACCTCAGGGCTGGGGAACTGTGCCCTGAATGCATCCCGGATGGTTTGCATGGTGTAATCCATGCTCCCCTTCACCAGCTCCTCGAGCGCCTTCCCACGGTTGATTTTTCGTTTCATGTTATTTCTCCTTGCCGAATATTTCTCGCATCGCCATCAATGAAACAGGCGGTTGCGTCTGTCCGCTCACTACGAACAGCCAGATCTTTCCAAAAATTAGCGCAGACAATCTCTCGCGCCATGTCATTTTCCAAAGCGAAATACATTCTTTCCCGTCACAATAAACAGGCAGACTTCCACATTCTTCATCGGTCATGCCAGCGGGCTTCAACAGGTTCTTATTCGCATTTTTGAACTCAATAGGTTTCATGGCTCATCCTTTATGCAAACATATCTTCTGCCATCACCACAATAGGTGGAGCGCTGGATGTCGTTCCTTCTCCGCTGATATCCTCGGCGATCATCTGGTTCCCGCCGCTCACGGTATCGATCTGGTCGTCATGCCTGCATGATGCGCTGAAGCTCGCCGCCTCGCGCAGGAATCCCAGGTTCCATAAAGCGCGCACTAATTTCACCTTGCCCTGCTTTGCCCGTAATCGCCACGGCTGCGCCCATTCCAATTTGTCCCCGCCTGCGCTCGTGCGCGTCATGCCGATAATTCGGACGTTTGCCAGTGCCCGGTCCTTCAAAAATTGTTGCACCACCAAACTTTGGAAATTGTTGTCCTCGATGCCCCAGATCGTCCCCTCCTCTGCCTCTGATAACATCGCAGCTCGCATTAATCCCAGGAATGAATCCAGGTTCTGTTCTCTGATCATGTCCCGGATATATTCCACTCCCTCCCGGTCCATGGCAACGGCTGCCGTCGCATTGAAATCGTTCGCCTCGTTTTTCCCGAGAGCCAGGTCAACATATCTAAACCACTTCATTCCCTTGGGAGCCCGATCCACAGTTGAGAAATCATCCTCGTCAAAGAAGTTCCCAACATCCAGCCTCGGCATTTGCTGGTATTGTGCGGTGAACTCGAAACTGTCCATGTTCGCCGCGATTTTCTTCAATGCCTCCACATCGTGTTTTTTCTGCCATAGCGGTTCGCCTGGCTGGCGTCCCAATTGATCCCCGCTCATTGGGATATAAATTCCACGCAGGCAGTTCTCCTGGAATTCCTCTTGTGTTTTCGGATATTGATCATTTTCCAGTGCGATGGCTGGCATGCAAATGACGGTCCACTTATCCGCCTCCGGATCGCTCACCATCGCCTTCAACAAATTACCGGATAGATCCTCGATATCCCACCTCGTCATAATGACGATGATCGCGCCATGATCTTCCAGCCGGGTATATGCCGTGGACTTGTACCACTCGTATGCATCCTCCCGGATCGTCTCGCTCTGGGCTTCTTTCCTGCCCTTCACCGGGTCATCGATTAAAAATAGGTTCGCACCAAAACCTGTGATACCGCCGCCCACACCCGTAGCCTGCATTCCGCCGTTGTGATCTGCGATCTCCCATGCAGCAGATGCCATGCTTTCCGGATCCAGCTCAATGGGTTCGTCGGTGGATGACAATTGTCCGAACACAGACGAATAGGCATCCGTCATGATCAAATCCCGCACGGCCTTGGAATGTTTGGTCGCCAGGTCTGCGCCGTAGGATGTTAAGATGATTCGCAGGTCTGGATTTTTTCCAAGTAGCCATGCTGGGAATTTCCTCGAAACCGTCTGGCTCTTCCAATATCTCGGTGGCATAAATACCATCAAGCGGTTGATTCCTCTCTGCCCGCCGCTCAGGATATATTCAGCCACCTGCTCCAGCGCCTGGGTTAACACTTGTACATGCCGGGCTTCAGTCGGATGCTTGGGGTCCACATACTTGCAGAATGCCAGTAACGACCGCTCAGCCATGAGGCGGCTTTTCAATTCATCCTTGATCGCCTGGCGCTTCTCGCTCATTCCGTTTCCCCTTCGGCTGGATTATTTTTGGAGTCCTTCTGCAGATCCTCATCCAGCTCCTCTTCCAGCTCCTGCATCAATTCATGCGCCTCGCTGCCAAGCGCTTCCACGAGCTGAGCCGATGTCAACTTCTTCAATTGATCCAGTAGTTTCTTCCCAGCCCTGCCATCCACTTCCTCGGTCTTGATGCGCGGCGTGTAATCCTGTGTCATCTCGAAAAATAGTTTGCGGTCCGGGTTTGCCCGGTAGGACGGATCGCTGGCAACCATGCCTAATGCGTGGAATGCGCCCGGTCGATATTCCAACATCGCTTCGCTCTGCAGGTCAGCGATCATCATATCGATCTCCGGAAACCGTTTCCTCCAGGTGGAAATAACCCGGTCGCTGCCCAGACCTAGCACCTCGGTCGCCAGCTTCTCTTGCGTATCCGGCCAGCGATATTTTTTCGGCATGGTTGCCCATGCGACGTATGCCGCAATGCGTCCCCGCACGCCCACATTCAGGAGCTGGTGATAGACATCCGCCCAGGATGGAATTTCCTCCTCCTCCCCGATTTTTCCCTGGGATACCAGTAATTCCCGTGCCAGGAATTCCTTCGCACGCACATCCGCAACGGATAGCAATTGCCCGCCTTCAGCCTCTTCAGCTTCAGCTGTGCTGATTGCAAATCCCTCGAATTCCAGTTGCGTCACGCGTCGTACTTTGCTCATGTTGATTCCTATGTCTCCACGATCAGTGGTTTTTCCGGGATGTATGGATATGTGATACGCGGATCGGCTGGCCAGGATTTGACCCTCACGCGCGTGATCATGTTCTGTCGCAGGCTCAGCCCGTTCCACATCATGGTCGGCATACTCGTTTCCCGTGACAGGCACAGATAAGGAATCAGGTTTCCCTCACCTTGCGGAAAACGCGTGATCTCAAAAATCCCGTTCGGGCAATCGATCTCCGGGCGCGGTGTTGGGTCAACGACATCCGGTGTGCATTGGGTGGCTATGTGGAATAAGAAAAATGCACCATGCTGGATCAGCAGTTCAACCGGTGGCGGATCTGCCAGGTAATCCAAACACCAGACACGCTCGTAATTCCCTTCTGTGCCAGCGCTCCACATGTAGTTTCCCCCGGTTGTCACGCCCTCCTGCTCATACGGGTTATCGCCCGTCCCGAATCCGGTCACCGGATCGTAGTAACCAGGGGCGTTCCAACCCACGCCGTTATTGATAAATCGGTCGTGCGTGTGAAGGTGCAAGTACCACATATCCATGCGTTCCTTTGGAGTAAATCCGATCAGCCAGTCGTCATTGGGACCAACCGACACTGGCGGATCGGTCATAAACCGCTTGGGTGCATAATACTTTTGCAGATCGTAGGATAATTTCGCCCACCTATAGGTCATTTTGCAGCGATCTGAAAAGCGGAACTTGAACGCCTGCGGCAGGATGAACTTCGTACCATAGACACGTGGTAAAAACCCAACCTCAACACTATGCCGCGGATCGTTACATTCGAAATCATTCGCCAATCGAATTGCCTTCCCTGGCGGCATCAGCGGGACCGGTTGACTGATAACCGGCTCTGGTTGGGTGACGGCGAGCGACCCGTCCGAAAAAACGGAAATCCTCGTCATTGCCGTGCACCGCCATCGATGGAGATCGTCCCGTCCGAATAAACATCGATGTCATGGGTCTTCACCGGGTCCGTGCTGGGCGGCTCGACGACCTGCTCGATCAGGGCATAGGTCGGGTTGTATTGCCATAGGTCATAGATCCAGCCAACCACATCCGCTCCAGAGAGCACTTTCAGACAGCGATAGCCAGGACCTTCAAGCAGCTCCGTTCCCTGGCCGACCTGTCCCTTATGGAAATTGCCAATATCCCTTCCGAGCACGGCTCCGCCTGTTTCGCGAATATTTGGCTCACCAGCCGCATCGGCTTTCACGGTCACTTTGTAAGTGGTCATGCTTCCTCCGTTCGTCGGCGGTTCGGGTTCTGGTTCTACTGGCACATCCTCGCCAAACCATGCCGCCAGTTTTTCCATTGTCCAATTTGTCCAATTGGTATCCACGAGCTGCTTGCCGTTTTTCACTCCCCACTTCTTGGGATCTCGCGAGCCGCCATCCTGCCAAAAATCCCAGGGAATTTCTGGCGGATCACTATCGCCGGTTGCCCACCAAAACACAAAACCATTTTCTTTCCAGAATGGGTCACTGGTGTCAACATGGGTGACCCAGTAATCCCATCGGCTGTAAACTCCCATCTCCCAGCCCGGGTATAATTTCCAGCACGCCAGGATGCACGCCTTCAGATCGTTTCCATTCGGATCTCGTGGTGCGTATGGAACAGTCTCCTCCAAATCCCACATAAACCTTTTCTTGAATGCACCCAGCGCGCCGAAGATGGTCTGTGCCTGTTTGTCGGCTGTGATGTAGTCAATGGGAAATACCCAGTTATAGGCAGCAGCGAGCAAGGGCGATGCCATCGCGCGCTTCAGCTCATCCAGCGCATGCGACTGCACGACCGCTCCATTGCAGACTTTCAGGAAAGTAAATCTTGATCCGTTCTGGAATGCAGTGTCGTAATCAATGGGAACATACAACCCATCCTGGGTTTCCCAATCGTAGTGTGAGTGGTCTGTTCCTAAAATCAATGCCATTACAAAGTCCTCATTTGAAAACGACCTCGACCTTGCCGGTTAAGATGCCGCCGATCAGCGCCACAATGGATATGCCGATCCCGGTCACAAACCACATGGCTACTCTATAAAATGTCAACATCGGTTGGATCGCATCCAATCTGTCCGATAGATTGATCATTGCCGTAAATAGCAAACGGTCTCGTGTATCGATGTCCACCGTTTTGCCGTCCCGGATGATCTCGCGCATCTCGCGCAACACATCTGAGTTTCCGTTTGCCATAATGAATCCTCTAGGGGCGGAGATCTCCCCGCCCCATTCATTATTTCTTTGGTAACGGCTGGAAACCCTTGACGGTTGCATGGACGCCGAATGCACCCAAAATTGCCACCAGCAATGTCAGACCGATCGCCACCGATGGTTGTGCCACGGCAGGTACCGCCGATAACAGGGCACTCATGAAATAAATAACGGTGGTCACGATCGATGCGGTGATCGCAGCTCCCCATCCGCTCAGATCAACATGCAACAATTTTGAGATGGACTTGAGCCCTTGGGTCACCAGGTAACCGATACCCATTGCGATCAGAGCCTGCAGCTCGAGCGGCACATCCAGGCTGGATGCGGGCGGCTCAACCGGACCGGTGCCCTGCGCAAAAACAGGCATCACGGCAATCGCAGCCATGACCAGGACGGTCAACAGGACAAACAAACGGGTTTTGACTTTCATGGGTAACTCCTTATTTTGTTCCCCCTCACGGGGGTGGGTTAATCAAAAAGCGCCCGATGTCATTACGACATCAGGCGCTTATCTCTGAAACCGCCAATCACTCAGGATCGGCTCGCAATTGCTATTTTATTTTTGCCTCCCCATTCGGGGCGATTGTTGCCAACCGCCCCTCATAGGATGGGTGGGGGACCTCATGGTCCCAGGGGACGCATTTATTTAAACACATTTTTCCTCGAATGTCAAGAGTCTTAGAACGCGTGGTCTATTCCCACGCCCTAGAATAAGCCCGGTCCTTAAATAACGCTGCCAGACCGCTGATCTGTTTCAAGCGCAACAACTCATCAGCATCCATTCCAATATGTTTCATGATCCAATCATTTCCCATACCCGCTTCCGTCAACTCCGCCACAATATTGACCATCAAATCCACACTGTGCGTCCCGCGCGCCCGGTTGTGACGGATGGTTGATGCCATTCGGTTAGAGAGACCGCGTTTCTCCGGGCGGATGATCGAGATCGGTATATATCCGAGAGTAGATGTATGGATTGGTTCGCTTGTTCGCTCTGCTTTACGTCGGTGGAACCCATCCACGATCCGGATTGTATCCGTATCGGGAAAAGTCACGATAGGCATGGTATATCCGTCCTCTTCGATGGAGCGGATTAATAATTTCATCTCAGGTGGGGCAACTGCATTTGGATTATATTCATTCGCCTCCACATCCTCCGATTTCTTCCATTGCACATAATCCACAGGGTGATGTTTTAGCGGACTGACCTCATGGAGTATTTCCCGCACCTGGTTCAATATGTTGATCTTCTCATCATTATCTTGAATTGCATCAACCATTTCTGCTAATTCTTTTGTTTTTTCAAGAATATTGTCCATATCACAAATCCTTATATTTGTTCATCGCATCATGCCGTAATTGCTTTTCATATGTGGTCATTCCATAACCCATATATTTACAGCTGTAGTCATTCTTCAAAATGGTGATGCACATCCGCTTGTAACTCGGAAGATTCACAAAGTAACTGCTGTCGATATCATCCGGATATTCCATAAATTTGACCAGGACAATATCATCGCGATCTTCATAGATCTTACCTGGCGGTTTTCCCAGGACCTCAAATTCATATCCGGATGCCTCCAAATCCGGCAGGGATGAACGCAGTACCGTCGCTCCCTTTTCCAACCAAACCTTGAACGTGCTCTCGAATTTTTTGCGAAACATTTTCCCGATATAAGGCGGGAGCGTTGAAAGCAGAAATTCGCTGTAGCTCTTCCAGGTATGCCCTTTGGGAAGCGAGACGGCTTTATACCCCATTGCTTTTGTTCCACCATAGATCGCTCCAAAATTTGCGCCGTTTACCCTTCCAACCAGCTTTGACCATTTATCAGGTTCGATGGCGCGATGTAATCCAAGGTTGGATACTCCCTCGTCAATAAAGGCGCTTGCCACGCGCATTTCGTCCAGCTTCACCCCAGCCTGATAATATAGATCGTAGAGTTTGTTATAGTCCCATCCTTCGCGGGCATTGGCTGTCCAGATATCCTCTGTCTGCCAATCATAAAGTGGATACGCCATGTATTGATTTTTTTTCACCTGTGTGATCCATTTCCTGCCCTGGTACATATTGACTTTTCGCTCGCCCGCTACTGCTCGCCACCGGTTCACGCTCTCCTGCGTCCGGATGCCAAGCACATTGATGGTCTGGTGTGCCTCTTTTGTCCTGTGCAGCCAATCTGTAAATTTCAAATCAAAATCCGTGTCCTCGATCCCGTGATAATAAAAATCGTAATGATGATTATCTTTATTGATGATATGCAAACCATTCCCGAGTTCAGGATACTCCCGCACCCAAATCTCCCGTTCCTCTTCATTCCACGGCAGCCAATAATTCCGATAGATTGACACCCCGCACTTGGTCTTATAGGTCAGGCAATTCCAGTACAACTCGATTAGATCCGCATTAGTCTCTACCATCCGCCGAATGAAATCTTCTGTGTACTGATAACTGCCCTCATAATCCATGTATTGCACAATGATCTTTTTCGTGATGCTGTTTCGCCGCATATATTGAAACACCATGTTCAGCAAAACCCCGCTATCCTTACCACCGGAAAATGAAATTTCGATATTATCAAATTCCTGAAAAATGAATTCAATGCGTTCCTGAGCGGCTTCGAATACATTCTCTGCAAGGTATTGAGTGCTCATAATTCTGACACCTTCCGCTTGTTGATTTCATTCCGGAATGCTTTTACTACATCCTGTTTCTTAATTAAGGCATCCTGAATTCTCTGATCTATTCCGGAATTGGAAACAATGTCGATATAGGTTACATGTTCTGTTTGTCCAATCCGGTGGCTGCGATCCTCCGCCTGGACACGATGACTGTATTTAAATTCGTTTTCATAGAAAATATGATAATGCGCTTCGTTCAATGTCAAGCCATGCCCGCCTGTTGCCTGGGTCGCCACCAGGAACCGGGCCTGTCCCTTAAATAATTGTAGCTGCACATTCCTTTGATTTTCAGAGAGACCGCCGTAATACAGCGCGCATCCGTCGAGTTCCGCCGCGATCTGCTTAACGCTCTCTACATATTTACACCAGATGATTACTTTCTCGTTTTCCGGAATTCCGCCGATCACTAATTGTAGCGTCTCAATACGCTTATGTGGCAGGCGGATAAAGTCCTTCCCATTGTGGTTCCAGAATCCAGAAACGATCTGCTGTAGCGCCGTGAACAATTGGAAGATCATGTAATCTGGAATCTCTTCTAAAAGCCCATTTAATATTTCGTCCTTGGCTTGGCAATAGGCATCCCGTTGTTCATCGGTCAATCTATAATAAATTTTATCGTATAGTTTTTCAGGTAGGTCCATGCATTCACCTTTTGTCACCTGGTAAATGAATGGCAACATTTTCTCTACCAATTGCTTCACATGTCTCGATCGCAATATCATCCCGGGATAGTTTTCGCTGTATTCTAAATGTTTATTGGCAAATGAATAAAACGAGTTGTAGCCTAAAATGTCAGGGGAAAGAAAACGCATTTGCGCATATAGGTCAACCACGCCCTGGGTAATCGGCGTACCTGTTAATAACAAGCGATATCGGGATATCGCGCTCAGGTCCGCAATCCGCATTGATCGTTTTGATGCATGTCCCTTTATGTAACTGGATTCATCCACAATCACAAACGTATCCTGGTCGATCAATTGATGTACAGCAAGCACAACTCGGTCGCTGCTCGACATCGACTCAATCCCGACGATGTACCAGAACGCTCCTGGAATATCTTCTGTGCTCGTTTCCCCATTAAAAATATGGACCGATGCTCCAGTTGTATGTTTCTCAATCTCTGCCGCGATGGTCAATTTGAGACCAACAGGGCAGAACCATATCACGCGGCTCACCCGTTGCTGACGTTGTACCACCAGCTCAATGGCGCATCGCGTCTTCCCCGTCCCCATATCCATAAACAACGCCCCCACACGCATCGGCATAATTTTCTCTACGGCCCTGCCCTGGTGCTTAAGCAACTCGGTCTTCGTCATAATATTACGTTCTGGAAGATCGTGAAATTTATCCGCCTGGCAAAAATATTCTTTGGGATCATTTTTCTTTTTCTTGGGCGCAGGCGCTTCAGGCAAAATCACCCGTTGATATTCCCGCCGAGAATTCTCAAGACTCTCCTGTGCCACTTTGGTGAATTGAAAATCATGCTCCTCGGCGAACCCGATCACCTCCGCAAAATACACTGCAGGAATCGATACCGTCTTCGTTTCGCTATCCCAGTGCGCCTCAGGCAGCATTAAAGCCCGCCGATATAAATTCTCGTCCTGCCCGCGCCAGCGCAAATGATATTTCCCTTCGATGAATTTCACCCAGCATTTATTCTCTGGCTCCCATGTCCCCGCCTGCACCAATCCTGCCACCCGGTTATCTACCTCGCATGCAAAACCGGCATTGATCAATTTCGATACCAGTTCCGCCGCGCGGTCCAGTGGCCGTCCATTCACCTCGATATTCAATTCCCTAAACCATGCGCGCTTTATTTCCGACCATTCCAACCCGACGCTTTTAACCTGCTTTCGGAAGTTGTCATTATGTTCATAAAATGAACAAAGCAAACCATTGCCAGAAGTCCAAATTCTGGCAATGGTTTCGGATTGCGGAGTTGCAGGGGATAGAATCATTTCCGATTGGAGGGAGGAAGAAATTTCTCCATCTAGTTTTATGCGTAGAAAGCGCGCTGTCCTTTATTGCCTATTTCCTCGCGCTCTGCAATCGAGAGACCGCTCATATATTGTGTCTGTGGCGAGGCCCCAATGCCGGGCAGATTTTTGGGGTTATTGAAGGCAATGCTGTTGATATAGTAGCTGTATCTGATTATGCTGTCGCGCACCTGGTCGGTGACTGCATCGGCGCTTATATCGCCATCCTCGTTTTGTCCGATATGCAGGTAACCACCAATCGAGCCTTCGCTTCTCGTGTCCTCTATTATATTCCAACCCGATTCGTCAAACTCGACAACAATCCGACCAGTGCCAATTACAGGGTACCCATACAGTCTCGTGGAAGTTTCGTTCATTGTTCCATCTCCTTTTTGATTGTGAATTTCATTTTGTCGCCTTTGGTCTTCCCCCCAGTCGTCCATTTTTTGCACTGGATTTCTTTTTAATTTCACTGGTGGCAGATCCGCCGAGTTTTCCGAGCGTTCTAGCTGCATCGCTGACATAACCCAAATAGTCTCGTGCCTGGGCATGCCCGAGACGATAGGTTTCATGATCGATCCGGCCATCGTTATATTTTTTTTCCAGTTCAGCACGTTCATTTTTTATGTCTCGAATGGCATCAGCGTGAGTATATGGCTCCTCAGTCAATGCTTCAATTTTTTCCCGCCAGCGGCGAAAAGCGAGATCGGGTTTTAGGTTTGCCACAGTGTTGAGAAGTTTTTTGCATTCATCCAATGTTGCCCATTCTCCAGGAAGCTCTCCGGATGGATCATATACACAGATCAAACCGAACACATTTTTCTCGCCACCGGCATCAGTCATCCACCGGGCAGGAATGCCGGAACTAATCAATGCGCTTGCCATCAATTCATTTTTCCGGGCATGGATAGCCTGCTCCAAATCCTCGAGCTGATACAGTCCTATTCCTTCCACAATAGAAACAGCAGACGGGTTTAGGTTCATCATGTAGAATGATTTAGACATGGTTTTTTTCTCCTTGCCTATATTATAACCTAATCGGTTAGGATGTCAAGGGAGATCTTTCCTCATCAAAAACGCCTCCGCAAACTGCCGTATCTGCTCCACATTCAGCATATCGAGCAATGCCAGCATCGTCTGCGCCGATGGCCACCATACCTGCACCCGTCCGCATCCATCGCATTCCACCGGCATCCTCCCCATCAACGCACCCAATACCTCCACCTCTGCTGGATGATCTGCATTCATGTCTACGGCATGACGATATAACAATAGTTGTGGGATGTCGTTATCGTCCCATGAGATGAGTCCCAGTACTGCGCCGCATTGGCACTTCCACGGTTTATCAGCCATTCAACCTCCTACCATTACACATCCAGGATACGCCCAATCCACTTGCAATAATTCCACATCCTCCACATATTGTTCCGCCCCTTTTGGTATTGTTTTCAACCATGCAAATTCCGGCTGCCGTCCGTGCTCCCTCTTGAACAATTTTGCAGCTTCCTGGATCGCAGTGCTTACCCGCTCCCCTGCCACCATCCGCCAGATCACCATCGGGCGCTCATAGCGGACCTTTCCAACCATCACACCAGGGATGCAATCCCGGGCTGGCCAGACCATTGTCAAATAATAAATGCCCAATGATTCGTCCTTCCACCCGCGGCATTTCACCAATCCCTGTGCCTCGTTTGGGATCATCGCCTGCCACTTCATGGCATCAATCTCAACCTCACCGATCACCTTCAACGACCTCATGCCGTCAAATGTGATCGCATTTTCAATAATTTGATCCACTCGGCACCTCCATCCACGTCTTCCCATCCAGCACATTCCCCGATTTTTTCTTTCCAGCCCTCACCATCCACGATTCCCCCATCTGCACCACCGGGCAATATTCCGTCTCATCCTCCAAACCCAGGTGATCCAGTGGAATGTATTCCCCCCACTGCTTGAAAAAGAAATGAACACCTGTATCGTCGCAAATATCCCTCAGCGCCCTCGCCCAACCTGGGTCCATCGGTCTTGCGAACGGACCGCTCTCCCCTCCGCAGATCACCCAGTTGATCGCCCCATGTGCCAGCATCTTGTAACCTGCTGCTATCCGCCGTCTCTCCTCCCACTCTCGGTGGGCAGGATTAACAACCAGGTCATTTCCATAATTGATCCAGTCCAGTTCAGCCTCGCACTCCTCGACATACTCCTCCGGTTCCCCGTCATCCTCCATCGCATGGACCTCATCCCAGGCGTTGGCATCAGGCTCCACAGCCAGGCTCAGGTCAACGTAATCCAGCAATGGCTCGCAGGACAGGAATTTCACGGCAGCCGGGATGGTCTGCAGGATCGGAATGCGCGTGTTCGCCGCTCTTTGATTTTCGACCGATACCCCAACCCAGACATTATCCGGCCAGTGGGAACCCCAAAACATAGTGAAACGTGCCAAAAGATCCTCGGGGCGCTTCGTCAACAACAACCAGTCCAGGTTCGGCGTCTCTGCGATCAGGCGCACGAGATCCTCGATCCATTCATTAAGCACAGAAGGATGATGATCAGCGACATCCATCAGACTTCCGCAAAACACCCGCTGCCTGGTCTCCACGGTATTGCGTTTCGCCGGATCGCATCTGCACATATAGTACGGTTGTCCTTTCCCAACCTTGCCGCGCTTCCCACAATCCAGACACTCTCGCCATGTCTCCTTATTCCATCGAAGCGGCTGTTTCCACATCTGCGCGCTCGTCCGCACCCGCGTCCCCTGCGGACCCCATTGCACTTTGCCGTAGCGTTTATCCATCATCGCCTCGGCATAGCAATTCGCGCACCCCTCGCTCACCCTGGTGCACCCCATCCACGGATTGAACGTATGGTCACACCATTCGATTTTGCTATTCGATCCCATTCATTCCTCCATGCATCCGGTTATCGAAAACTCGATCAGTTGAAAATCCGTCAATTCCTCCTGACCATATCGTTCCTGGAAGAATTTGAAAAAATCCGAAATTCCTTCAAAACCATCAGCCTTTGCCAGTTTCAGCATGGACGAATTTGAAAGCATTGCCCCTCTTAACCGGATCTGATGTGCAAATGGACGGATCATGATATCCCATACACCAGTGCACCGTCCCTCTGCGAACCGGGCACATCGCTTCGTCCTTTGACCGGTATAAAATGTCAGTTTATCTCCGCCACGCGTAGGATGGCTCCGCTTCCTCCGGATCGTTGTTGTTTTCTTCCCTAGGACGATCAGATCAACAAACCTTGGCTGAAAGTTATAGGCTGGCATGATTCATTTCCTCCAAGGCTTTGATGTTCTTCTCCATCTGGATCAGCTTCCGCCGCAATATAGTAGCTTTCGTCTTCTCGCCGCGCTTTTCGCAGATCGACAAACCTTCTCGGACGATCTCCACATGAAGCTTCTTGTTCCATTGAAAGAACCATAGTCCGGATTGCAAGTCATCTACGCTGGTACCGACTAATAAAGCCGCTCGCTCATGAACAACCTTTTTGTTCATCACACACCTGCCTTTTTTGTTTCGATCTTCTGTTTCAATTCGACCTTGGCAGCGCATTTTTCGCAGCACGCATATCGCCAGTATCCCTTTGGTCCCATCATCAATACCTGGCGAAAATATAAAAGGTCTTTTTTGCAAACTGCGCATTTCTGCTTTAGGTTCATCTCATCCACCTTTACCCATTGCCAGGTTGAACGCCCTCACAACTCGCTGAAACATCGCCGTATCTCCACCTGCGTCCGGGTGATGCTGTTTCGCCAGGCTGATATAAGCCGCCCTGATCTCCTCAGTGCTCGCAGTCCTGGAGATGTTCAGCTCCTCCCACCACTCCCGCGCATCCGGGTCCGGCAGCGCCTTGAAACCCTTGAACGCCCGGTTGATCAGCGCAGGGCTGCCATCCCGCTCGATCTGGCGTAAAGCCTCCAGCGTGCGGCACAGTGCCCACAGGTTATCCTCCACGCTCGTGTACACATCGCACGCCAGTGCCATATCCTGCTTGTCGCGCTTGAAAAATATCGCCACACCAGGATCATTCGGCTGCCTCTGGTTCGAGCGCGGATTTCCATCCGATAGGCGCAATTCCAGGTTTGTGGAAAGAATTAATCCGCTTCCACCAAAACGACGCACCTCATTGTTCAATACAATCCGTCCATCTTTGATAGATCGATCTCTGAATTGCGCCCGCTTTCGTTTATGTTCATCTGTTCTTGGCCAACCTTCAGGCCAATACAACGGATATGCTCGTGTCGTTTCTCCTGTCATCTCATCCTCCAAATTTTTTATCCGTCATTGCGAGCGAAGCGAAGCAATCTCCTCGCATAATCAACCGCGCCACTCCCCTCCCCCTCCTCCGTGCCTCCCCATTTCCAGCACCTGTCCGAGCGCACGCTAATTGTTGGCGGTTATGAATTTCCGATAATTCCTGGCGGTTAAGAATTGCCATATCCATACTCCTATACTGGATTCCCGAAGCTCTGCTTCGGTCACTTTGCTTCGGTCACTCTGCTTCGGTCACTCCACCACGAACGCCGCCATGATCTCTTTCGCGGCAATGCGCGCAGCTTCCACGTCCCCATCCTCCACGACCGCCTCGATCACTCCCCCCATCATCAAGCGTCGCATCACCATCGGGAATCGTTGACGCTTCGGCAGACCATCCAGCCACGCCAGCAGCGCATCCACCTGTGGATCCACTCCACGTTTCAGGTAGCCATCGATCCGCACGCGTTCACTCGGTATCAGATCTTTTCGTCTCGCCATAATTAACCTTTGTGTTCCTTTGTGACCCTTCGTGGTAAAAGCATTACCTCTTCATCCTTCCCAGTTTCCACAGCCCGCGCGCAATGCTCATCACCGGCTGGTCCGGCACCCATGCCTTCCCGCCAAACTGCGAAGTCAACGCGTCCTTCAACAACAGCGCCCCTCCGCCCACGATCAACACCCGCACGAACCGTTTGTAGGATCCTCCCCATCGTTTCTCGATCTCGCCATTGACCTCCCGGCTCCAGATCGGCAGCGCAGTCCGCAGCTCGTCCCGCAGTCGCCCCGCCCTCAGCCGTTCGTCCAGCTCACCCAGGGAATAGAGTCCCTCGCGGTTCATCAGTTCCAGGAGGCGGCGTACTCCCACGGTATTCCCCGCCGTGAACCGTTCGACCGCTCCCTGGTCCTTCACGACCAGTAACTCCAACGTATTGAATCCCACACTGATCACTCCCACCTCGTCCAACATCGCATGCGCGCGCTCGCGCTGGATCTCGTCTCCTTCGATGACATAGTCGAACAGTGCCCCCACCGGCTGGCTGGTCAACCGTACCGCCTCGATTTTCACCTTGTGGCTGTTGTTGTCCACCTCGAACTCGTGCGTGCCCCTCAGCCACTTTTTCACGCCATCCTGATATGCTTTTGCGCCCTCTCCCATCATCATCTGCAGCGGCAATCCCACCATCAGGGAGACCGGTGCATCGAAGGGTCCGTGCATATCCTGGTACTGTGCCAGCGTGCCGTAAAGCAGCGCCCGCATTTCAGGCGCGCCGGTCAGCCGGTCAAAATCCAGGTTCTCCACCGGTCGCCCATATTCGTGAGCGTGCGTGCCAACGTAGAATGATCCTCCATCGAACCGCACTGCCATCGGGCGCTTCGCCTGCCGAAGGCCAACGATTCCATCTGACAGGTGATGCGTTCCGTTGCTGGATACCTGGCTCACCACCTGCAACCCTCCTGCAGGTCCCCAAATTTTGTTTGCACCCATTCCCAGATCTTCACCAAGCTGTATCATTTCAGTCATTTCATAATCTCCTTATCGCATGATATTTTTCTTGCGCTCAATAACCTCTCGTCCCAAGAGACGGATGCAGCCAGTATTGCTTCATCTCTGGCGTCATCCTGGCAATGACCGCCCCGGGAAAAAACTCCTGAGCGATCTCCAGCTGCTCATCCGTCTCATAAAAAACGTATTCGGTGCCGGTGTCAAAATCTTGGTCATAGAACAGCCCGCTTGTAAAATACGTCCTGCTATTCCAGGCATTCAGGCGCACCTCCCTCCCCAACCCATGTTTTCTCGGTCGTCTCAGGATATCCACGATAACCACCCTCAGAAACAGGTACGCCAGCGTGACCACCACGATCGTAAGGACCACGACATGCACCTTGATCGGCAAACCGACGAACCATTGATACGCGCTCATCACAACCCACACTACCCCACGCATAAAAGCGATGAACGCAATGAACAGAATCACATTGATGGTTTTGAAACTCCTATCGCTCATCCCTCACCTCCATATCCGGATTCCCGAAGCTCTGCTTCGGATCCTGCCTTTCGGTATTCACGCACTGCAACGTCCAGGCGTTTCTTTCCATCGAGCGTAGCCAACAGGGGATATTCTGCCGCCTCCGCCAGATTATCCGCCGCATCCAAGCGCGGACGGAGGTTCGAGAGTTGCTCTTCAGCAAGCCTCCAGTTGGAATACAATTTTTTTATTACAAGTTGCACGGCATAATCATTTACCCATTTCGGGTCATCAATATATGTCAGCACCACTTCGGGAAGGCGGTTTAGATCATAGAGTATTCCTTCAACCGGCTGGCTCACGAAATTGTCCATCTCTGCCGAATGGATGCCCTCGAAGGACGCAAATACAACATTGCCTTCTTTTTCGTTCTGAATAACCAAATCTTTTATTTTGCTCATCCCTCACCTCCATATCCGGATTCCCGAAGCTCTGCTTCGGTATTTAGCTCTGCTTCGGAATCCCCCTCCTCGATCCCCATCCTCCTCCTCACCGTCTCCGGCTCCCACGGAGCGATCCACCTGGCACTCTGGTTTCCGAATGCTTGCGTTACCATCATCTTCGCCTGCAGCAGCGTCACCAGGTCCTGGTACTGATCCCGGTCCAGCACCTTCTTATCCGGGTCGAACGTATACGCCCCTTCCGAGAGTAAATTCTTCGGCATCAGCCCATCAGCATTGGAATTGTTCAACACGAACTCTACGAACCCCACATGCACACTCGGAGCCTCATCCAGCACCCAGTCCACCATATCCTCCACCGGCACATACCTCACCCGCCACACCGTTTTGCGCTGCGTCAATAGCAGGCGGACCGCCTCCGGGTGCATGCCTCGGGCAGCTTCGAACATCCTCACCTCCGGCGTATTGCTCATCGCCAACCTCGCCTCCATCACCACCTGCCCCGCGTGCGCGTACGCATACAGCACCAGGTTCAGCAGCCCGGCGATGGCGCAGATCACTGCCAGTCCCAGCCACAGATTTGACCATGACCCCCAATCAGTGGTCTCCCCATACAGCGCCAGGAACACGATCGTCAGCGACGACGGCACCATCCATTTCCAATTTCGCGGTTCGTTCATCATGTCAACCTCTCAAGACGCCCATCACCACGCCTGTCAACGCCAGGCATATCCATAGTGCGACGATTACGATCAACCCCACCTGCAGGGCTAATACCTTTCGTTTTTCTTCGTCCATCTCATACCTCCGCGCCGCAGCATCTGCATTTTGCAATTGATATGGGCAGGGTTTTCCCCTGGTCGCCTGTGGTCTTCGCCTTTATCACGTCGAACCACCGTTCCCCGCAGCAGCTCATGCAGTAACGCATCTCAACCCTCACCGCCTCCACCCTCCATGGATTCCGTGGTTCATGTGGAACATCCTCCCCCCTCAGGAGCGCCACGAACTGCCTCACTGCCAGGCTTGTTCCGTCTACGATTGAATTATTTGTTTTTCGTTCCACAGTCGCTCCTATTTCAAATCTATGCGCAGTTTTTCGAGATTTTTAATGAACATGAAGCCGTTTTAGTGAACATGCCTGTTTTTTGATGTTCACTTGTTCATTAGATACAAGGCATATTGACGCATACTGTCGTCATATTCTTCATATAAGTACACTTCTTCATGAATAACCAATTGCTATATATGGGACTAAACAAGCAAAAAATGCCAAAACATGCCATAGGTGCTGCCCAGTGAACATGTGAACATGAATCCGCCAACCGGGTGCAAAACATTATGTATTGCACTCTCCAGCCCCATTTTCTGTTCACTGGTTCACCTCCAGCCCCAATTGCTCTGGTTTCACCATTTTTGCCCTCAAAGCTGCCAATTTCTGCCGCGCCTCCTCGATTTTCTCCTCCGATGGCAGGCATCCATATTTTTTCCCTATCCCCTCCATTTTCGAATCGTCCCAAACCACCATGAACCCCTTCCCAGTCCGTGGTGGGATCGCCAGTTGGAATGAATTTCGCAAAATCTTTCCAATGCTCTGTGCGGATTTTTCGTAGGTCTTTTTCGGTTTTTTCTCCACCACCCGTTCCTCTCCATCCTTCGTGGTATAGGTCTCCACCTCGGTTTTTTTGATCCGCAGGTCAGCCCCCTCCTCGTTCATCTCATCCGCAATGTTGTTTGCCAGTGCAGCGATATCGCCCACCTTCATGAAGATCTCGCCGTTGCTTTTGATCACCAGACGCGGATGCAGATCGGAATAGACGTACAGTTTCCACATTGCCTCCGCTGTCCTCGCCTCCCAGGTGGTTGCGTTGTCCCCGATCACATCCTGGTAATGTTCGCGCAGCAGCACTGTCACCTGGTTCAAAAATTCTTCATCCCGCGTCCCGTCAATGTTCACCGCCAGGCTCTTCATCGGAACGGTCACCTGGTTGAACCTTGCTGGGATCTCTACGTCCACCAGGTCCCATCCCAGCTCCCGTTCCTTCAAGCTGTACTCGAATAATCGCCATGTCAGGCATAGGTTACGGATGTGCTTCAATTTGGAGCGCTCCGCGTCCACCAGTCGCAGTGGAATTCCCTTCCCCTCATTGGCATCCCGTAATTCGCTCGTTTCCGCCGCTGTGAGTTTGATGCTGATTGCCCTCGATGTGACTGCGTTGTCGAGAAAATCGCCTCGCATCGCAAACATTTTCGGGCAGTAGGTTTCAAATGGCGTCGGTCTCCAGACCTTTGTCCCGTCTCCTCGCACGAACTCCTCGTTCCTGAAGATGAAATTCCCGCGCATCGCTCCCAGGTTCACAAATTTCACAATCGGGTTTTCAGGACCGCTGCCTTCCGGCAGATCAGCCTCCTCGAATAGCACGACACCGCGCCAGTCATCCACCACCCTGAAAAAGGTGCTTTCGCTGTCCGCGCCGCTCATTTTTACAGCCCGGTAACACATCTGCCCGAGCAGGTTCAGCAATGCGCTCTTGCCCGCCCCTGCATCCCCCACCATCCGGAGATAGACCAGTTCAGAAAAATTATCGTACAGCCAGGTTCCCAGCGTCCAATACGCTGCCAGCATGGGCCATTTGTGATCACGGAATAAATAATTTCTCCGGATCGCAACGGATATGATGATCGTCAATTCCCGCGTGCTTTTTCGGTCCACGCTGCCGTCTGCATTTCTCGCCAGCCCTGATGGCAGTGTGATCGCTCCCCTGGTGATCATCTTGTCATCCGGGATCATTGGCTTGTATTTTTTCCCATCGATCACAAGCTCGACTGCCTCATCCACTTTCCCGTTTGGATCCCGGTATGCAAACTTCGCCTTTCCGGTTTCATCGTCATAACAATATTCCACCAGCCATTCCCCGATGCGTCCGCCGTAGGTATAGATCACCTCTCCCTTCTTGCCGTCATCATCCTCGGCTTTTCCCAGGGCGCTCTTCAGCAGGCGTGTAAATTCCCGCACCCCTTTCACCGTCTCCCCAAGCGGTTTGAATGCAGCCAGGAAATCTGGCACATATTGCATGATCTGAGCTTCATCCCCCATCTGTGCGATCACCTGAAATGCACGCTTCACAGCCTTCGCTTTCGAGTGATCATCCACCTGCAACCCCGCCCATTTTGCAACTTCGATCGCCAGTGGCTTTGCCATCCCGATCTGCTGCAAAGCAGTCGATTTCTGGTCTTCCAATGACACGCCTGATTTCATCATCCATTGCAGCCAGTCATTGGCGTCCTTCTCTGGCCATACCACTACGCGGCACATTGCCCCCAGGATCTCCACCAGTGGCCATTCCCCATTCTTTCCACGGACCGCATCGGAACCGGCCTTGTCTGCATCCAGCGCCACATACAACGCTTCATGTGCTGGTTCATCCCCCACTGTTGCCTCTCTGATACGGCGCAGATCTGCCTCATGATCCGCCCAGGCTGTTCCCGCAATGGCAACAGACGCCACGCCCCATTGTCCCAGTGTCACCGCATCCCCTGGTCCCTCGACGAACACCACCCGTTCCGAATGTGGTGCATAGGCATGGTTGTAAAACAACTGGCGCTCACCCACTAATTCACGCGGCAGGTTATAGCTCTTCGGCTCGTTCGAACCGATCAATTGACCATCCTCATTTAACTCCAGGTGACGGCGATATAGATAATTTGTTCTACCAAGATAATTGCATGGATAGATCAAACCAAACTTCTTGTTCCATCCCAGCATCGATGGGATGTAATCATTGCTCACCCAGCTGCTCTTCGGGCTGATGCCTCGTTTCTCGCACCAGCTCACGATGCCGCCCCTCAGCCCCAGGATCGCCACCGCCGCCGGAGAATGCAAATCATTAGTAGCAGCGATTGCGTTCTTCATAAGTTCATACTCTGCATCCGTCCCCCAGCCGGTGAACCCCAATCCCGCTGCCTTGATCGTCTCATCCGTCCAGCCCCGCCCTCGGACATAAACCAGCGCTTTTTCATCCTTCCACAACCACTCTGCGAACACACGCTGGGCAGTCTCGAGCACATCCTCCTGCGCACGTACTGCCGCAAACCGGACCTGTTGCTCCTCGCTCCATTTCGGCATCTCCATCCCGGCCTTGTGCGCCAGTATCTCCACCGCACGCTTGAAGTCGGTCCGATCCCGGATCATCACCCAGGAGATCACATCCTGGTAGCGCCCACCACCATAATCAGGGTTCCCATTCCAGGCATATCGCTGCCCATCCATGTCCACCACCAGGCCATGTTCTCCCGCCCCTCGCTTCGCCCCACGCGTGAACCCTCGTCCGTTGTTCCTCTCCAACTCAACAGACTCGCTGATCACGTCCTCGATCCTGATCCAGTGCTTCAACTCTGCGATGAAATCATGAAAGTCCGACATCTACATCTCCGGTTTATCCAGAAATTTCCTGGAAATTTTGTAGTTACTCCAGCAAACCAGCCCCCAACCGCCTGCTGTGGCCGGGAACGAATCCCCGGCACCCCCTCCCCCCTCTGCCTTATGCGACAAAAAACTCTGCCCTTAGTCCCTATCCTGACGGTCAACAACCGCCCGGATCGCCCGTTATCTGTCGCATAATCCACATTCTCCGACCCAAACCAGATCCGTTTTCAGGGAGAGCCACGCCCAAGCCACATAACGCATGAATAATGTGAACATTACGATTCTTTCTACTACTGCTTTAATTATTCATCGCCGTGCGTTGTGCACCGTGGCTAGCATCATGAGTTGGCAATGTCACTTGGCGTTTCTGGCGGTCAACATTTTTGATTTAGTTATTCTCTTGGTTCCTGACTCCTTTTTTTCTATTTCTTTGAACTCAAGTTCTTCGCCCTCAAAAACAAGGACGGTCTTTTTTATAGCGGGGCATTTTTGATAGCATCGATCACCGATAAGAAATCCTTGATCGTTGTAGACTTGGCGAAAGGTCATGCCTGCCGGGATGAAATTCCCGCAATACATGCAATGTGTATCGGTTGACGAATGAACAGCCTTCGTTTTCATCACATCGCCTCCACCGCGTTCTGCAATTCCTCAAATGACGATGCCAGGTAACGTCGGGTTGTTTCGATGGACCCATGACCCAAAAGGTCCCGTATCTTCTCGATAGCAACCCCCGACTTCTCCAGCGATTTGGCATAGTGATAGCGCAGCCAATGTGGACTCAGCCCAGGGATGCGCGCTTCATCGCCCAGCGCAGAAACGATGCGCTCGATTTGTCGTGTGGTCAGCCGTTTGCTCGCCTTGCCCGTAAATAAAACAGTAGCAGGAGAATTCCCCTGGCAGTTCATCCATTCACCGATCGCCCTGCGAGCGGAGCGTCCCAGCGGCACGACGCGCTCCTTGCTGCCTTTCCCGTTGCGGACCCGCACGGACCCGCTGCGCTCGTTGATTTCGATGTCGGTCACGTCCAGCAAGGAAACCTCGTCGACGCGCAGACCGGCAAACAACATCAGCGAGACGATAGCCTGATTGCGGACCGCGGTCCAATGTTCAAAATGCGTGACCGCTTCCCGCGTCCGGCGTTCGGCACGATGCACAAGGAAGCCGAATTCCTGATCGGTCAGACTGCGATATCGCCCAGGTCGCAACCCACATTCCTTGGGCTCGATGCCGTCCATTAAATTTCCGTAGGACGCACCCAGGGTCGACTCGATCCATGCGCAGAAAATCCCGAGCGCCCACAACCGGACGTTCCAGGTATTAGGAGCCACGCGGGCTTCCTCGAGAGAATGATGGCGATATGCATGCAGGTCGTAGTTCGTGATCTTGAACGGCTCGAAAACGTCGCTGTATTTTGCCTCCCACCATTTAGCGAAGACGCGCATATGTTGGCATGCCGCCTTGATCGTTTTTTCGCCTGGCCGGTGATGGGTCGGACTGACCTTGCGGTAATCCTGTTCCATGAACAGACGGAACTGATCAGCCCAGCCCTGAGCGACCTGGAATTGAGTGATCGTTGATGTTTGCATTATCGGCTCTCCTGGTTCGCCGGAACGTTTGCGGAATTGCAAAATGCCATGGCTTCATCAGCCGTTGGAAAGAACCTTAAATAGATCTCATGTCCATCCACAACCTCAAAGACGTTCCATTGTTCGTTCGGCCAATCGTAGTGACATGTGTACATGTGTGCCTCCATTCCATCCGTTGCCCTCCCTTGGCCCTGAGCGGCTCACCAGACCGCTCAGGGCTTCCCCAAAGGAGGAGAGTGCGTCGGGCCTGTTTGTGCCCGTTACCGCTGAATTTGTTGGATCTGCTTGACTTCCATGATTTTCAAAATGGTCGTTGCTATTTCATGGTCGATCAATCGCAGATCGTCTTGCGTGATTTGTGGCTTGTTCATCAATCGCCGGGCCTCCTCGCTGGACATTTTCGCCTCATCGAGTAAACCGTTCGCTGCATACGGCATTCGTCTCCTGCGTGGAGATTTGATCTTCTTTTCCGTCCTGGCGAACTCGCCAACGATCATGGGAAAACCATCCAGCATGAAGAGGATCAACATCAATAACGATGCTTTCCAGGAGATCAATGCAGCCATTCCTAGCGTAAATAAAACTCCGCCTGCCACATACATGGACGTGTGTTCATGATCTCCATCCAAACGGTTCATCAGGCGGTTATAAAAATAGCCAAAGATCGGACTGGCCATCACAACAAAAACCGCCAATCCAACCAGCAATTTGGAACCAAATTCGTTACTGAAATGACCCATTTCCACTTATTTGCCTTATCCTGTGCTATTTTGAAATTGCCATCAAAAGGTGTGCAGAAAGGAGTGATCCATTCATGCCAAGCCAATTTAATGAGCGCAGTCCTCCAATTCCGGGGACTGCGCTTCTTGTTCCAGGTATTCCAGGATAAATTCCACGATGATCTTGATCGCCAGCCGATAACCTTCTTCCTGATCCGGTCTCAATGGCACCGGCACCAGCGACAGATCGATGGTCTGATATGAGGTTCGCATGCATCTTTATCCCGCTAAAACAGCGCGCTTCAACGTCGTCAGAGCGCCGTGTTCGTCCCGGTCAAAAACCTCGGGCAGTTTCGCACACAGGCAGTCGATCGCCCATTCCATGCGCCAGTCTGAATAAACCATCATGACCAGCAACAGAAAATCGGTCCCCGGCTCATGTTTCCCCGCCTCCCAGTTACCAATCGTGGCGTGGGTAATGCCAATATTCTTAATGCTCTGTCCTAAATTCTTAGCAAATGCTCGCTGGGTAAACCCTAGCTCTTTCCGATATTTTTTGACTATTTTACGCGTTCGTATTTGATTATGCATTCCTGCTCCGTAAATTCATTACATTTGGTAAATATATTTACCATTATATATTCTTTGACGGTTTTGTCAAGCGCATTTGCCAGGAAAGATATTTGATGTACACTGGATGCGTGACGAAATTCTCAGACTTCTTGTTATTAAAACTTCAGCAATTCGAAAGGGAGCAAGGACATAGAATATCGCTGGATAAATTTGCCGATTACCTCGAGGTAAGCCGTCCGCTTGTCTCTTATTGGCTCAGCGGTAAGTTTGAACCTTCGATTGAAAATATCAGAAACATTGCTGAAAAATTAGGGTTGGAAGTTTATGACGTTCTCGATCTCCCCCGCCCTGATCCGTTTGTGACGTATGCCAGCTCTGCTGCTTCCAAATTAAAAGAGAGCCAAAAACGCAAGATCGAAGAACAGATCCAAAAATATATTACAGCAAATGAAAAGGAATCCTCCAAATCTTGAAGAACTGATCCCCATCCTCTGGCAACGGCTTAATCCCATCCAGCGCCTGGCTCTGCTCCTTCAAATCATCGGCTACGGTCTACTTAACCGCTTCGAGAGCATCGAAGTTCGTTTGTTGACGCTGTTGGCATTCATGCTTAACGTTCTGGTCTTTCACGAATCACTTCCAGATCATTTTCTTTCCCCGTTCATCACAATTGGCACTGCATTCTATTCCGCCGCGCTCCTACTCATGGTTGCCACCTGGCCGCAGCGCCGTAAGACTGCGCATTGGATTAAATAA